GAGCGCCTTGAGCTGCTCGAAGTGCTCGGTCAGTTCTTCCTTCGTCGAGCCGCGCAGCGCGGACGCCGGCACGCTGGAGTCCTTGACGATCTCTGCGGCCCACTTCGCACGCTGCTCCTTGGCCTCGTACGCCGCGGCCTTCTGCTCGGCCGCCTCGGCGCGCTTGCGCTCCTTCTCCAACTCGGAGAGGTTCGCCTGCTCAGCCGCATCGAACTTCTCGGCCTTCGTCTTGAGGTCGTCGTAGTCCGCGAACTTCGCGCGCTCGCTCTGCAGCCGTGCCTCGACGATCTGGTTGAGTGCTTCCTGCGTCGCGGGAGGCGTGTACCCGCCGCCGTTACCGCCGTTGCCGCCCTCGCCGGGCTTGATCTCTTCGGGCATGTCGCCCCTCCTGCACCGCCTGTTGACCGCCGGCGTTCGCGTAACCCCCGCCAAGGCGGCAGGGAAGATCAGGTGTATTCGTCGATCGCGCGGTGAATCAGCGCGTTGTGCTCCTCGAGCCGGCGCTGTGCGCTCCGGTCGCCCTTCGCAGCGGCACGACGCAGGTCCGACGTGCGGACGCTTGCCTCGTAGAGGAAGACGTCAACCTCAGGCGCGTCCGGATCCCAGGACGGCACCGCGGCGCAGTTGCACTCGCCACCCTTCGCGCCCCCGTGGGCGGCGAAGTGGACGGTGGACTCCTTGTAGACGGCGCCTCGGCCGGCGAGCATCCGGCAGAACCTGCACGCACCCGAACGGGTCACGCGCTGCCAGCCCGACGCCCTCGGATCGCGCGTAGTGGACGTCATGACCGTCTGCCGGGCGCCCGCGAGGGCGTACTGGGCCGCCTTGCCCTGGATCATCGGCAGCGCGGCCAGCGGAGTGTCGGTGAACAGCGCACCAGCAGCGCGGTGCACGAGCCCCGTCGCGGCATCCGTCTCGTCAGGCACGTCCATCGCCGCGCGGAACCTGCCACCGACACCCTCGGCCGAGCGGACGTCGTCGTACCAGTCCGCAGCGAGGGACGCCGCCTGCTCGCCGTAAGTGGACACCAGGAACGGCACGTACTCCAGCAGGGCGTCCCGCGCGGCTTCCGGTCGGTCCAGGTCGATCGAGGCGAAGAACGCCGTCAGGTCCCGGATCACCAGCGCGCGGATGTCCTCTTGGAGCTGCCGAAGCGCCTCGGTCTCAGCGGGCGTCGGCACGGACTACGCCTCCTCGAGTTGACCAGCCAGCGCCTCCGGCTGCCGAAGCGAGACCGGCACGGCGCCGGTGAACTCGATGCCCTCCAGTCCGACACGGCGAGCCGCGTCCTCCGGCGCGACTCCCGCGCGCACGAGGGCGCCGAGGGCGTCGGCCTGCGCCTTGATAGCGGAGGCGTCCGCAGTAGGGTCCGCTGCCGGCGCGCCGGGGCCTGCTGGCTCGCGGGTGGCCGCAGCAACCGCGGCGAATGCCATCTGCGTGCGACGCCGGCGGATCGTGTCCTGGATCGCCTTGATCCGCTGCTGCGTCATGCCCGGGATCATGTCGAGCATCTCCTCGACCGGGACGCCGGCCGCATCTGCGGGGATCGCTGCGAGCTTCGTAATGCCGTCGACCACAGCACCGAACGCACGCGCCTGCGTCTCCCGCCAGACCATCTCGGCTTCGGCGTCCGGCTCGGGCAGACCGGACATGGACATCGCCAGGCGAATGACCTGCTCCCACGACTCACCGAAAGAGTCCTTCTTGATCCCGAGCTCGCGCTGGTGCGCGGACTCGATCATCGCCGCGGTGTCCGTCGAGACGTTCGAGATCGAACCGGCGGCCCAGAGCGGGATCGCCGCCTCCAGCGCGAACTGCTCGCGCAGCTCCCGCACCAGTTCGTTGTACGGGCTCAGCGGGGATGCTTGCCAGCGGTCTACACGCACGTCGTCGGGATGCTCGTCGATCGCGCCGATGTGCGCAGCGCCCAGCTTGATCAGACGGTCCTTCGACGTCGACCAGCCGATGATCAGCTTCTGGTCGTGTGCGCCATATTGCGCGACCACGAGCCGGTTGAAGTTGACGACGTTCATCGCTCGGGCGAGGTCGATCAGCGGCTCGACGATGCCGCGCGACTGCTCACCCTCATCCGACGACTCGTCCGAGAACCGCACAACCGGGCACACGGCGCGGCCGTCGTAGGTCGCGCCGTGCTCCCACGGCTCACCCGTGACCTCAACGTCCCCGACGCGTACGCCGTCCAGGGTGCGCCGGTCCTCCGTGGTCCCATTGCCCTTGGCCACTAGACGGCCGGGCGTGACGGTCTTGTTGTCCACCATGAGGACCGACCAACCCTCAGCCGTCCGCCGCAGCAGAAGCGCCGTCGCGGGGAACAGGTCGTCCGGCTCGTCGTAGTCGACGACGGCAGAGAGCGGTGACCAGATCACTGGGCGCGCCTTGTCGCCCATGCGGTCGTCTGGCAGGACGGAGACGAAGCCCTCGCTGTATGTCAGGGCGTGGTCATAGACCTGGCCCTGGCGCGCGTCGAGACGGTGCTCCTGCCACCACTTCCACGCTGGGTCGTCATCCTCGGCCGTCGGTGAGCGGTAGCCAACCACCGACAGACCGCGCTTGAAGGTCTTCACGCCGACGCCACACATGTTGAGGCGCGATACCTTCGCAAGGTTCTGCAGCTCATCGGAGGCGCCCTCTTCGAGCGCGACAATGCCGCCACGACCGTGCCGGTAGTCGCGGTTTCGCTCGAGGCGGGACCGACGTGCGGTGCGGACACCCCAGGCGTCCCAGATGGCCGCTCGTGCAATCTCGGTCAGGCCTGCGTCCGCGTCGATCTCCGGCTCGAGCTCGGTGACTGTCATGCGAACACCGCCTCTCCGGTACCGGTTCGTCGTCGTGCGGAGGTAACCGCGTCGCGTGCCAAGGTCACGCCATCGAATGCGGTCACGTCGCCGTCTGGGGTCACCGCCTGCCAGCCCCAGCCGCCTGCATTGCCGATCTTCCGCTTGCCAGCAATCAGCACCTGAGCGTCCAGGCCCGGCTGCGCGGTGTGCGACAGGGTGCCCTCGTCGATCGCACGGAGCATCCCGGCGTGCGCCGTGATCGCCTCGTCCGTCGTCACGATGTGGATACGCCGCCGCGGCACCCCGGCGGCGATGAGCGCCGCGAACAAGTCGCCAGTGCCAGCCTTGCCGTCGAGCACGATCACCGACGCCTTCCGCCACCGGGCCGCGAGCCACGGGACGATCTGCGCGATGCCCTCGAGCAGTGGGCGGACGCCGAACGACTCAACGTGGACCGGGCCCTCGGTCGGCCGGATGCCGACCGCCATGCTTACCCGCTCGCCATCGACGGAGAACTTCACTGCGTACGCGAGCGAGCCCGCCTGCGGAACCTGGTCCTTCGGGATAGCCAGGCCGAGCCACGTCGGATAGTCCACGACGCCGCCGAGCACGTCCGCATCCCATGCGCCGCACCGCTCGCGCATGAAGCCCTCGAACGACATCTGTGCAAGCTCGTCCTCGACGACCGTCAGCTGCAGACGGACACCGAGCGCCGGGTTCGTTGCCGCGGCGCACGACAGCATCGCCTCGTGGTCCGTCGGGTCCGGCATGGACTCTGGCGACCACTCGTGCCAGGCCAGTCGCTTGTCCTTGCCCTCGACGCCCGCAGTGCGCATCCGCCGAAACGGTGCGCCGTCCGCGTTCGGCGGCGGCGGCGTGCCGGTCATGATGATCTGCGGGTCGCCCGAAGGCGCCGCAGAGATCGTGGGGAGCAGCGCTTCCAGCTGCTCGTCGGTCAGTTCCTGCGCCTCGTCCAGCACCAGGTCGTCGACCGTGAAGCCACGGCCCGACCCGCGGGACCGGGCGACGAACTCGATGGAGCCGCCGTTGGTCAGGACGATGGCTTCCTGGCCGTTCGTCTGACGGATGCCGCCCGGCGCGACCATCGCCGCGAGCTCCGGCCAGCGGCGCTGGTTCTCGAAGAACGCCTTGAGCCGGAGGAACGCCTTGCGCGCCGTCTTGACCTCGTGGGCCGTGTGCAGGATCTTGCGACCGAGCACGACGAGCTTGAACAGCTCGATGATCTCCAGGATGGCGTTCTTGCCGTTCTGGCGTGGCACCGAGAGCCCGCATCGGCCGGCGGCGAGTTTGCCGTCGGCCTTGCGTCCGAGCCACGAGCTGACGATGGCTTCCTGCCACGGATCAGCAGTCAGGCCGTACGACGCTGCGAGGAAGCATGCATCGTCACCGTCTGTCCACTTCCCCGACCGCCTCGGCTCATGCTTGACGCGCGGCTCCTGGTTGCCGGGCAGCACGGCGCGCGTTGAGCTCATCGAGGGCCGTCCCCTTCTTCGCGGGAGCGGGCACGTCCGCCGCAGCCTTTCCGGCACCGAGCGTCACGAGCATCTGTCGCAGAACGCTCGCCTGCTGTCGAGCCTCGCCAAGCACGGCGTCGAACTTGACCTCGGCGACACGCCCCTCATCGTCCATGAGACGAAACCGAAGGAGTTGCAGGACGCCCT